CTATCCTTGTGCCTTTTTTAATAGTGCATCCTGTAATACCTTAGAAAAATTAATATTATTCTTTTCTCCATAAGTATTCAGCCAGGCCGGTATTGTTATATTCTTTCTAACAGTTTTATTCCCATATTTTTCAGAATAAGAGTCCATGTCTAGTACAAGCATATTAATAAAGCTGTTGTCATCATCCAGCTTTATATCTTCCCGTAACGATGGCTCAGGTATATTATTACCATTTTCTAATTCATCAAGTACCCAACCGCTTGCAGCATCGATTCCCATTTCAATTGCTTCCGCTAAATTGTCGCCTTCTGTCACGCAGCCTTTTAGATCTGGAACTTCTACTGTATAACCACCTTTGTTCTGTTCGCATGGTGTAAATACTGCAGGATATACTAACTTCATAATCATTAACCTTCTTTCTATCTATAATTTTAGATACCACAACCTATATAAGCTGTGCGGGACTATTTAAGTCCTGCCTGCTTAAGTATCGAGTTCGCTGTCTTTATATCGACATCTCCCTTGTGGTTTGGTATCGTAACTTTTCCAGTTTTAGTTGGATGCTTATATTGCATATGCGAACCAACTTGTTTTACAAAATACCAACCGTCGTTTTTTATAAGCTTATCAAGCTCTCTGACAGTCATTAGCTTTCCTCCTTCCTTGGTATCTCATCTATAATTATATTATACACATTATGCGTATTTTGTCAATAGTTTTTATGTGTATAATGCGTATATTTATATCTAATTGATGATTATGTTTCGCATATTACTTAATATAGCAATCACAATTTAATATTTTCTATTCACCTTTGATTCATTTATGTATGGATCATGGATGTTCCAGTACGCTCTACATTCAGGTCCACTTACAAGCCATGTTTTACCTATCTTCTGCGTGTTGAGTAAACGTTCCTGCTGGCATGCCTGCTTAATAGCGCTCTCAGTTACAGTGCCATTGAGAATTTCTACTGCTTCTTTTATCTCCAGCATTTCTGAGTTGTAAAAGAACTTCTGTCTTATTAATTCCTGATCTAATTTATTTTCTTCATCTGTGAATTTTCTCTGTGGCTCAAGTCCGAGTCTCAAATCTTTAATGTCACTGTTATATATTTCAACCTTTAATTCCAAAGCGCTTTTAACCAAGTATTCATTTGCACCGCATATCTTAGATATATTATTATATAAAACATCTGCAGCATCTTTATACTTAATTGTAAGTTTATTTCCTGTGATAAGTCTGTCGATGTCTCTCCATGTTTTGCACCTAATTATGTTGTGTCTTTCACTGTATCTTGCACATAATATATTTAACTTTGCCATCTTTTTTACAATTTCCATGTTTGTCATAGTCTTATTCTCCTTCATAATATTAATTCACTTCGTTATATTTTTTTATTACATCATCTTTCGTTCTGTGGTATTTTTCTCTCACAACATATATTCCTGTCACGCAGTCATAATACCCAAGTTCTTTTTCACTTCTGAACTGATAATTTCTATATCTTTTTAGTTTAAGATATTTCCTTTTCTTATCGCCTTTTTCCCATAGATTCGCTTGCGTCTTTTCGTACCAGCCATCTCCATAATTACGTTCTGGATATGCTATATTCATTATTTTGTATAATTCCTGCTCTTCAATTTTATAGCCTATATACCCTCCAAAATCTCGTAATATATACGTTCCCATCTTTATACCCCTCCCTTTTTATTATAGTCGTTATCGCCTATCCATATTTATATAATAGTCGATAGCGACTATTGTGTCAACAGTTTTTTATAAAAATTTTGAGCAATAAAAAAAGGGGCATATCGCAAAATGATATGCCCCTTTCAGTTTTAATTATAAAATTAATTAGGAAGCTTAAGCTCCATACCAACATAGAGTGGTGTACTAATATCCATGCCGTTAAATTCTGCTAACTCAAGATATCTTGTGCCATCTCCTAACGCTCTTTCTGCTACCTGCCAGAATCCTTCGCCAGCCTCTACTGTAGTATACGCTACATCTTCTGTCTCATCTTCCTGTTCTTCTGGTGGTGCGTCATTAGGCTCATTATCATAATGGCCTGTAATACAATTATCGTCTACGAATCCTGTCCCCTCCCCGATAAGGTAAGGATGTCTGGCTCCTTCATATACATGTGTGATAACTCCATCTGTATAATATGGTGCTGCACCATCGGTCCAGTCTCCGGCTGTATAATAGATTCTATTGTAACAAACGTGATCTCCTTCGCGGTACATTGTACCTACATCTTCTATTTCTCTTTCTGGGATAGGTTCTTCTGGTTCATATTCCGGTGTATTAGCCTTTGCATAAGCACTAAATGCATCTTCATTCACATAGACGTCTGTATCTGTCCTTGCAGACGAACCATCTATGCAACCATCCGAACTATCCTGCCAGATTTCGGCCCAATCTACAGGACAACTATCTGGTCCCCAGATAGCAAGCCACTTCTTGTCTGTAAGCGCTTCTCTATCTAAGATATTAGAGAACCAGTCAAGGTTAGCATATGTACCTACAACCTCAAAACCGGCTGCCTTTAAATCATTCGTAACAATCTGGCAATATCTAGTATATGCTTCTCCATTAGTGCGAGGATCTTTGTTGTTCCTTACTTTGTAGCCGTCTGCATCTTCCATATCAATGTAAATGCCTAACACTGGATTAAAACCAGCAATCATTCTCAGGATATGTGCAGCTTCGCTATGTGCCTCGTCTTCATTAAGTGCATAGCTGTACATATATACTCCATATGGTTTGCCTATTCTTTCAAGCTCCTCCATGTTTCTTGCCGCCTGTCTGTCATCCTGCGATTCATAGTTAGAGCCATATCCAACTCTTACCATAGCAAAATCAATCTGCTCCTTGATAATGTCCCAATCAAGTGTTCCGTTGTTATCGCTAATATCAATTCCTCTAATACTCATATTATTTATCCTCCTTAACATCTATCTTCGCCGTTACTAACTCATCATCATCTGGTAATTCATCTGTGTAATTCCCCAAAAACGTCTTAACATATAACCACAGCTTCTTTACAGGCAAACCGCATAGCGCCATATTCTTCAAAATGCTTACTGTTTCATACGCAATATAAAGTAGTTCGATAAAGCCAGAAATTCCTATCTGATTACCCATATGCTGTCTAACCTGTTCCGGCAGAAATCCAATCATATTAAATCCTGTTATGTAATCAACGATTACAAGGAGCATAATGGATATTATCATTCCACACTTACGAATTGCTCCATTAATACCAAAACAACTGTTAAATTTACGTTCTTTAATTGCCCTTAATACTCCAAATATTGTATCAATTATTACAGCTATAATAACAAGCTGGATCAGCTTGTCGTGTGCTGCTGCCATGTAAATTGCCTTTAATGTTATCATCTTTCTTTTCCTCCTTCTAAAAAAGCGCCTAGCTTATTGCTAGACGCTGTAATGAGCTCTTATTCGATTAAAGATAATGCAAGTTCTTCAAACTCTGCCATATCCTCCATGCAAGCTTTCTTGTTAGCAAGATATTCCGTTTTGTTCTGAATATTCTTGTTAACGCTTACACTGCTTCCATCATCTGAAATTGATGCTGAGAGGTATACAATATTAATTCTCTGCTTTTCAGATGAACCTGTCACTGTTTTCTCTATATAACTTGTTCCTGTAAATGTTATATCTTTTCTTGTTTCTAACATATTTACTACCTTCTTTCTATTATTCAAATAATGTTCCTACCAATGTGTTGTCTATCCACACTTGCAAAGCTGCCCCAGTCCACTTTAACGTGACTCTGTTCGTCGCTGCTGTAACAGGTTGACAATAACCAAAATATGTGTTCCACATTTTAACTTTTTCCACATCACATCCAACTGTCATGCTATCCATTGCGTGCAGATCTTGAATCTTTGCTCCGCCTAGCACAGATAGTGCACAATCGCCATAATATGTCGTTCCAGAAGAATCAATGCGCATATATCCTTTGCCTATGTTGCAATAACCATATATACTTCCATCACTATTATTTCCCTGGAGCCATATTTCTTTTCTTGTCACATGTATTTCTTGCCCTAAATTGGAATATAACCACAAACCAGTACTCAAGTCGTTCTCATCACTTGGAGTATATATTAATTTAATTGTATTAGTTCCATCATCGTCATAACCGAATAAACCATGCCCTTGGATCCTTACTCCATTATTAGATGTATTATTCCATACTTTAAGCTCTCCTCCTCGCAATGTTGCTGCCATTAAGTATTTATTTCCATCTGAACCAACGCCTGTTCCTCTCGAGGTTATTGTTCCATCTGCGGTAATAGTTGTATTGGTTGATGTAAGCGTAAATCTGTTACCGGAAATATTCAATCCACCCCTAGCAGTTATATTAATTGTATCAGCTATGGCCTCAATTGCACTTTTCAATGACTTTTCATCTACCTTAAGTGCAATCTTAGCTTCTGTATCCTCTGGTGCCGCAGTCCAGTCTGTAGCTTTGTTACCCTTTTCGAGCTTAACGGCACGCTGAGCACCGAACTCCCACGATATACGCATATACGCTACACCACTTGGAATGATTATCTTCTCTTTATAATACTTATTTGTGTTATAAATCTGATTTGGTGCTACCTTAATGAACTCTTTATTAGCATTGTAATAAGCATATACAATCCAAGCTTCTGTGTTGTCATCTGTCCAAAATAATTGGAACATATATTCTTTTTCGGCATCAACAGATATATATTCACCAGTAAGGAATGTCTTGTCCCAATCACCTGCATATCGAAACGCTCCAGTATCATCAATCCAACCAACAGTCAAATCAGTTGTTTTAATAAGATTTCTACCACCTATAGATATATCATCTATCTTGGCATCTGTATCCTCTGGAGCTAGCGTCCAGTCTGTGGCTCGATTGCCTCGTTCCACCTTAACGTTACCTGTATTTGGATAACTTACCAATATAAAATATGCACCATCCGGAACTTTCCATGTGAATAAATTATTCTGGTTTGGCATTCTCGACATGAATTTTCCTTCACTATCATACCAATTCCATCTGAACCATTCACTCCCATTATCCTTGTGAAATGTAAGCTCTTCGCCAGGCATAACAGATATCTTCGAACCCATTACATTTGTTTTGTCATAGTCATTCGTATTACCATCAGCACCCAGTGCCTTATTAACAAGCTCCCCTGTTCGGATAATGAGATTTCTACCACCTATTTTAATTGCACTGACCTTAGCCTCTATTTGATTAGCTCTGGCATCTATAGCTGAATTTGCCTGAGTGACAGTATAGTAATCACCCATTGCATCCTGTCGTTGATAAATGGCATTAGCTGATATAAGTACTGCTTCCTTGGTTTCTGTTAACTTGGTATCCATATCTGCTTTGGTGTAGGTATTCTCTTTGAATTCCGAATAGTCATCATATACATCATTAACTCCCTGCCATACATCTGATATTTTATTATCAGTATCCTCTGGAGCTGGTGACCAGTCTGTACATTTTGTGCCCCGTTCAACTTTAAACATTTTACATTGTATTGTGCCACTTTGAATCGCATCTGTTCTGAGTAACGTATTCCAATACGAATTTTTAACATGATTGGCATTAATTATTGCCTGATACATTATTGTTACTTCACCATTAGAACCAGATAACTTAGTATAATTGTTTACTGGAAAATACCCATTATCATTCCAACCTGTTATATTACCAGCTCCAACAATACGAACCTGAGGAGTTTTTCCACTTACAGATGCTATATTAGTATATTTGCATACTAACTTAATTGATATTATGTCGCCTACTGACAACCCATCAGTTAAAGTGTTTCCAATGCTAAAGCAAACGTTATCGTTTCCGTTGAACTTGGAAAAGCTAACATAGTACTTACTAGACGTTTTTTGTGCAAGATTCCTTCCACCGACCTGTATTCCTTCCGGTGTGGCGCCAACACTATATGATGTACTTGTCGTATTATCCGTATAAGTGAAAACTGTACGTGTCCATAAATAAGGTAACGCTGCTGTAGTCTCTGGTGGAGAAATTACCCAAGTACCAGCTGGAGCAGTCTTTCCAGATGCCCCAGCCTGATATGTTATTACTGTGGATTTAATTCCTTTGCCTGATGCTCCAGTGGCACCAGTCTTTGCAACAGCGAACGAGAATTTCTTTGTAATAATCACATTGTCTATCGTAATAGGGATTATGGCTTCGCATGCGGCTGTGATAGTAGCAGTCGTCTTGAATGTAATTGTCGGTGAAACAGTATTATTATTACTTATTGATGCTGTTATTCCAATTGGACATGCTATTGTTCCAATTATAAGTTTGCATACCTTTGTGCCACAATAAGCAACCGCCTGAGTCGTACATGACAACCCAGACGGAGCCCCAGCAGTATTCCCAACAAAGGTGTACGCCTCCGATGTTAATGTAACTGAATATGCGTCTGTTACATCTATAATTGAAATTTGACTAGCTGCTTTGACTGCCATTTTGACGTACGCCTCCCTTCTTTACTAACCTTCTAACTGGCATGTATATGCCTGTGTGTTATCTACATCGTTCGCAGATACTGTTAGAGTCTTAGCTGTTGCTAATGCTGTTGTACTTCCTGCCTTATACCACTTGATAGACCCAAGACCACTAACTACTCCTGCATCTGTGATTGTCTGCTCAATTGAACCCTTGAACACATGTGCTGTAAGTACTGTACTTCCTGCATTATTCTTAAATACTGTTCCATTACTAGATGTTATTGTGACTGTGATAGCATCTGCACCGGCAGCACCAGTCTGTCCTGTAGCACCGTGTGTACCGATAATAGCTGGTGTAGTCTTAACAGTCGAATTATTAGTATATGTAATAAGCTGATAGCACCAAATATACTTATTGGTTGTTGTAGTTGCGGTTGGAGATGTTCCCCATCCACTGGTATTAACTGTAACGCCGCTGCCAGCTGATGTTGTAAGATAATAATTAACAACGCTCTTAATACCATTTCCTGTAGCACCTGTCTGTCCTGTAGCGCCGTGTGTACCGATAATAGCTGGTGTAGTTTTTGATGTTGTATTATTGGTATATGTGATAAGCTGGTAAGACCAAAGATACTTATTGGTTGTTGTAGTTGTCTGCATGGTTGTAGTCCAACCCTCAGTAGATGTGGTTACACCTGTATTGGATGCGGATGCCAGGAAATAATTAGTTACACTCTTAATACCTACACCTGTAGCACCAGTCTGTCCTGTCTGGCCTGTCTTTGCTACCGCGAAAGAAAATTTCTTGTTGACTGTTATGCCATCTACAACAACTGGAATCACAGCCTCACATGCTGCTGTTACAGTCGCTGTTGTAGTAAATGTAATTGTCGGAGAAGCAGTTCCACTATTCTCAACAGAAACCGAAATCCCTGTTGGACATGTAATTGCCTTCTGGTCTACATTAACAACTGTGCACTGGTTAGAACCACAGTATGCAACAGCCTGTGTAGCGCACTTTAATCCTGCTGGTGCCCCTGAGGTATTACCAACAAATGTAAATGCCTCTGATGTCAATATCACCGAATACGCATCAGTGACATCAATAATGGTCGTCTGACCTGTTGCTTTAATTGCCATTTATTTTTCCTCCTAATCTGTAATTAGATCACATGTATAAATGCCCTTTGTATCAATATCTCTAGGGCTTATTTTAAATTTAAAACCATCTTCTGAAATACGTTCATCAATTGACGGAATCTCAAGATAAGTGTCGCCATCATGTTCCTGTGACTTCCACTGCAAATATGCAGATTCTCCATATGTAGCCTTGAGCTCTTCTATGTTAGTTATTCTCTGTGTACCTCTGAATATCGTTACAGATAATACAGTTGATACATTAGTATTTTTAAACACATTTCCTTTGCTTGAAGATATGTTTATTATGGAAACAATTTCTTCTTTCACACTATCTAGTTCATTCTTCAAATTGCCAATTGCATCCTCTACACTTCCACCTGTAGAAAACTCTAAGGCATCTGCAGAAATCCTAAGCTTATACAAACCATCTGTATCTTTATAATACTTAATATAATGTTTTGAATCGCCAACAGCCATCTGACCGTCTTTACTAAGATATATACCACGAACACCACTAGTTGCTGATTCTTTTCCTATCGAATATATAGCGCTATCCTCTATTTTAAAACCAGCAATAGTTGCATCAAAAGCCACTAAATCTTTAACATCTATTTTAGACGCTGTAACTGACTTAGCCCTGATAACTTGTCCATTCAGACTGTTATAGTCTGTCTGTTGTGCTTCAGTCGTAATACCATCGGTATTAAGTTTGTAATAAAGACCGTCTTCACCTTTAATTACAAGCTTATCTGCCACAATGGTGTTACCCTCGATTATATCGCCCTTTATGGTTACACCGACAAGTTCTCCGGTAATAGTTTGATCACCTACAGTTACATTTTTTATTAAACCAGACATGGAATAAAAATATTCCATAGCGGCCTTACCAATGTTAGTAAAATCTATATTGGCATATTTTAGTTCAGCATCCTTAGCGCTAAGCTTCTCACTTTCAATTTTTCGTATCTTTGCGTTAGTTGCCTCAAAATCTTCTGTTTTAGTAAAACGTGAATTAACATAGTCTGCATCTACCTTTTTGGCCAACAGATTTTTTGTTTCTTGTATTTCAGTATAAGTTCTTTCTTTTTCTGTTATAGAAGGACCCTTGAAGTCTATCTCCTCTTCCGTTTTTGTTTTAGAATAAGAAGATATTGTCATGGACATACCACCGTCATATTCCTGCACAATATTCATTACCGGAATTTTATATACATCTTCCCCATCTTCTACTGTGATAATATCCCATGGATCCAGACGTATATCTCCCAGAGTCTTTATTGTTGCACCTCTGTATGTAAATCCCTTTAGTTTCGCATATACTTTTTCAAGTTTTGCCTGTGGCATAAAAGGATTATCCAAGGTTATACCAAGAAGACCGTCTCCAGATGTATATGTTGTAGAGCTATCGACATTGCATGTTAATTTTTCAAGTTTAAACTCACCTTCATCTTTTTCAAATGACATGATCCTTGATAAGTTATATGTAGCATCGTTATCCTCATACCACTTAATTACAATGGTTCCCGTTCTATCCACACAGGCAAAACCACCTGCCAAAGAAGCTATGTATCCTATCATTTCGCGATATACATAGCCATTTGGCTTGGTATCAATAATAATATCTTCCAAACCTTCAGTATTTACAGGAATACCACAACCTTCACTTATCTCATTCATAACTGCAACTGCAGATGCCGGATACTCTAACTCAGAAACATATAATCCTGTCGTCTGTATCATTCTGTCATAAGCTGTAAATGTTGTCGTATATTGGTCACTTGTTGGATGCTCAGCTTTGAATATTCCTACCGGAACATATTCATAAGTTCCATCTGGCAGTAAAAGGCCTATTTCTAACGGTAACTCTATACCATCAAAAAGAATATCGCTCTTTTTTATAGTAAGCTCAATTTTAGCCGCAACTGTTGAACCTAATTGTAAATATTCATCTGCACAGGAAGCATTCTCATATGTCATTTTCTTAAAGCCTGCGTCTATCCATGTTCCTTCTACATTAAGTCTAAGATTAAATGTCCTTGATGGAGAACGTATAGTTGTCGCAAACTGCTTTGTAACATTTTTATACATAATTTACTCCTGTATCATAAATTCTAATGCTTCAATGTCATGCGTTGTAAGTGCTTCATAATCACTTCCATTACACTTTTCTATATCAGCAATATTTATAGTGCAAATATCCACCTCTGCAGTTGTCATATTAAGTTCTTCAATCTGTTTAATGGCTGTTCTTGCTTCTGCATCGTTCTCAAACCTGTAATTACCATTCTCTATAATAGAATTCCCCTTTTCATCCCTCATGCAGTACGTCTCAAGAATCTTAATTCTTAATTCTTCTGCGCATAAATGCTCAGCTTTAAGTGTTTTAAGATTCTTAACAATCGCCCAGTTAACTCTCAGGGGGAGCTTTTTATTAATAGACTGTAAGCTATTAATCTGCTTTTCTATATCCTTAATGCTTAATGTTATCTTCATATCTACTCCTATTACTGCTGTATTATAGATACACTGGCACTTCTGTAATAATAGTTGCCGTCCCCTATATCACCCAGCACCTCTTTACTCAATGTACCTCTATAGCTTGTTATTGTTATATCCTGTCCATCATCATGGAATGTTATTGGAAAGAATCCGGCGATAAGTTTGTTCTTAATAAGTGCCATCTCATCTTCCTTCAATATTCCCCAATTAATAGATAAGGTCTTCTTTTCAGCGACAACATCACCCAGCATTGTTCCGTCAAGTGCTCGTCCTGTAGAAGAAGACCATATAATCTCATCATCCACCTTGATGGACACAGGAGCCGGAAGCTCCTGCCCGTCACATCTCAGTATCAATTCATCACATCCTTGTTAAGTTATAATCTCACATTTTCCTGTCTGCTTTGTATGCTCGTTAATCTTATCAACCACATATTTCTTAAGACTCTTTCCATCAAGTTGTATATCAAGGTCCAGTGTTTCAAGTATCTTAAGTATCTGCTTAAGAATACTTATAGCCTCTGCCAATAACTCTGCACTTGATGCCATAGCTGCTGCCTTCTGTGCCATATCAAGTAATTTATCCTCAGGTGCAACAACTTCACCCTGATGCCTGTTATCTCCAATCATGGCAAGCTGTGGGGTATTAGGCTTAACATATCCACCTTCTGCAAGATATGGAACATTACCAAACCCAACTTCCGATAAATCAAACCCGAAATGGTCACCACCTATAACAGGTACCCAGTCTGGTACATCAAAGCTCAAACTATTCACCTTTCGCACAATTGAATTAATTCCGCTTTCTAAGCCGTCCAGCATACCATTTATAAGTCCGATCACCATATTAATAGGACCTTTTGCAATATCAGCAATTCCGCTAAATATGCCATCAAAAGCCGTAACTATACCATTCCAGGCACCTTCCCAATCGCCAGAAAAAACGCCCTTAATAAACTGTATAACGCCTTTAAACACAGTAATTGTATCGTTCATTAAATCAGCTATGGTTCCAACAACAACTCCAACCTTATTCCCTATAGAATCAAATATAGCTATAAATATTGGTCCTAATAGTTCAGATAAAAATCCAACTACAGGTGCAATAAAGTTGTTATATATTGTCGTAGCACATGTAACTATCTCACCAACAAAATCCAAGAAATTGGCCAGCAGTGGCTGTAAATGTTCACTCCATACTCTATCAATTACATCTAAAGCATTCTCCCAGACTGGCTGAAGCATATTATTCCAAATGTCTAAGAATACATCTCCGGTAGTCTTAACAGCCGCTTTTATTCCAGTAAATATCGGCTCTCCCCATTCGTTCCATGCCCCTGCCATTGTATTAACCAAGCCAATCCATACATTTGATATAGATTCAATGGCTGGACTTACACCTTCGCTCCATAAAGAATTCCAAGATGCTTTAAATGTATCAAATATTGTTCCATTTAAAGATAGCGTCTGGGATGCAAAATCCGTCAGCATTGGTAATCCAACAGAAACAAAATTTGCAAGTATAGGATATGCTGCTTTATTCCATACATCCGAAAAGACTGTATTAAAGCTATCAAATAATCCATTTAATATACTGCCATTAGTGTCGACCCATGTTACAAGATAATTTGTAAATGGACCATTAAAATAATTTAACAACGGAGGTCCTAATGCTTTTATATCATTAAACACACTTGTTAGGTTTTTCTTGGCTGTATCTGTATTTTTTGTAAGTCCATCCCATATTCTTGACATAGATGGAGAAAATGTCGATACACTCCATTTGCGGAGTTTATCTAATTCTTTCTTTGCCTTATTTACAAAATCACTAATTGCAGATGTTGCATTAGATGTACTTCCACTCACATCTGGTACAAGGTCAACACTTCCGATTCCTGAAGATGTTCCACCTGTACTACCGCTTGAATCAGAACTATCATCTGCTGGCTCTGTCAGCTTATTTATCTGGTCAAAGCCTGCAAGCGACTTTTCTATATCTTTAGCAGTCTTCTTGGCTGCACTTCCTATATCACCTACATTATCCGCTGCGCTGGATGCATCATCTCCTATACCAGCTATATCCGAACTTATCGAACCCATAGAGGTTGATACATCTGCTCCTGTGAGCATTTGCACAAAGCTGGCAAAGCCATCTGCAACCTTCTGTAATCCTGCCAGCAAGTTGTTAAGGCCACGCAGAATAGGTGTAAACAATGCTATGAAGCCTTTACCAAGAGAAGCCTTTAACTGTTCGAATCTGAGTGATAAAATTCGCGTCTGATTTGCCCAGGAATCCTGTGTCTTAACAAAGTCACCTGTGGCATTGGACAGTGCACTAGTAACATACTGATAACGGAGCATTACTTTTTCCTGCTCTGTCATCTTCGCTGTAGTCTTACCGAAGCCATTATTAAGTGCATACTGGTCTAAGTTCGTCTGAGTCATTACAACACCCAGGTCCTTAAGTGTCTCTGTTTCACCAGTCCAGATGGATTTCAGCTTTGTATATGCTTCATCTGTACTCAAATTGTAAAATGATGCAACATCACCTGTTAATCCGGTAACATCTTCTGCCATATCAAGTGCAGCCTGTCCTGTAATACCCATTGCATTACTCATCTGGCCAAATACACCCATGTACTTCTTAGCCGACAATTCCGATAATCCGAAGTTAGTCATAGCATTGGAGGCCCACTGGTCTGCCTGTCCACTTAAGTCCTTAAATGCCGTATCTACAACATTCTGTACTTCTGTAACATTAGAACCAACTTCTAAGCAGTCTTTCGTAAACTTAGTAAAAGCTGCTATACTTAATCCAGCAGCTATCTTCTTTCCCATGCCAGAAAAGATGGATGTTGCCTGCTTAGCCGCCTTATTAGAAGCGCCAGTAAGCTGATTAACTATCTGTGAACTGTCTATGCCAAGTTCAAGAGCTATCTGTCCTACTACATCCGACATACTCCCTCCTTTCCGGCATTTAAAAAGACCACTTTCTACTTAGAGAAAGCGGTCTTAGCCCAATTTTGGAAGTCACTCCAATACTTATTGTAATTTGCAGGATCTTCCATTAATTTTCTATTCCTTCTTAATATCCAGTCATTACGGATTTTCTTCTGTTCCTTAGTGAACTCCTTTATAACCTTAGGATCTTTTTCTGCTCTGATTCCTACAATTCTCCCAAGTGGTGTTTCAGGCATTATTCCTGACAATAAAGAACAGAATTCAGCCCATGACATATCGTCTTCGGTACGCAACCGTATGCCATACTGGGACAGGAAGCTGGCTTCTATCAGCTCCCAATCATCCCATAGGTCATAATATGTCTCATGCTGAGGGTGTCTGCTCCTCGCCGTACGTTCCCATAGCAACCTGCATGATTGTATTATACATTTCCTTATATTCAGGAATAGGAAGATCTAATGCCTCAATCTTATCTGAAGCATCTTTTCCTACAAGCATTTCAAGACCTTTAATCATAAATGCCATATCATCCTTGTTTTCCTTGTTTTCTGCTTCCTGTGCCATAGCCTGTATATTAAGAATTGTACTCTTTCTGTTATTAACAGTAACAACCAAATCTTCTGTAATACGAATCATAGGTAACTGATTCGTAATCTTCATGGAGATATCTATTACTTTAAAATCTGTCTTTGCCATTTTTCATATCCTCTCTTTCTTTAAGCTGCTACATATGCTATATATGTCGGCTTACCGTCAGACTGTGCTTCCCATTCAAGTGCATCAATGCTTGTAGAATCTCCACCAAGAGATGTAACATTGATTACTGCCGGTATAAGAAGCTGGTCAAGGTTAGGGAATATAACAGATACCCATGTGTTGCAATCCTGTCCTGTCTTCATGAAAAGGCTTGCCACATAATCATTTCCTTCATCACCATAGTTACGCTTGCCCCCGAAAGACATGCTAAGCGACTTACCTGTCATAAGCCTTCTTACCCAGCCTTTCTGATCCATTGGACTCCATTCTTCGATAGTTCCATCTACAGATACGCTTAAACTCTCTGCATCTTTTACGACCTTTGTTTCTACTGTTTCTGGCGTGTCTGCATTCTTTCTTCCAGTTATACATATTCCAAACTGAATTGTATGCACCGGATTAACACCTGTTAATGGTGTTGCTTCCGCATTATATCCAGCTATCTTTGTATTCTGTCCCATATCTTTACCTACCTTTCATAGTAAAATTTAAGTTCTATGACCATTTCAAATATTCCTTTATCGTCTGTATCAACTTCAATTGGTGCTGATACTAACATTTCTGTAAACAGAATATTTGTGCCATTAATGTTTACCCGTTTCATATCTCTGAGCTTATCGTACAGCTCCTGTGAGACTTTTTCCGTCTCTCTGACACTTTTATTCCAATGAACCAGTATACTTATTGATTTGACAGCGTAAGAGCTATTCTGTATACCTCCAACAGCCATCTGAACATTGTCTCCCCTGTTAAGATGGTATACGCCTATACTCTTATCTTTCTTATCATCAAGTTTGCCACAATATACATGGTCATCAGCCGTTATTCCAAGACCTGCTATAAGGTCTCTTACATCACCTATTCCTAACATCACAACCCCGTATGCTTTTTATAAAACTTTTCAAATGCTTCAGGTGCAAAATTCTGCTTTTTACCACCTTTCATGTAGTCATCAAGCCATCTGCCTTTAGCATTTGCATTTCCTTCATGTTTCTTGCCCTTATCATCAGTCCATGGCGCCTGATGGAAGTTGTATTCCGGATGGTAATACAGCCTTCTGGCATATGGTGTACTAGACACAAGATATGCTTTCCCCTGACCTATATCAGATAAATCAACAAATGTGCTTTCATTCTGTAATGCTCCCGTATCCCTAGGTATAACCTGACTCTGAACAACATCTGTATGTATTGCTTCTGCTGTCTGTGCAACTGACACTTTTGCTGCTGCTGTAAGCTTCCTTACCATAGGCATATTAAGCTTCACTGTAGATTTCACATTCCTTGCCATTACATCACATCCAATCTTACATAATTAACTGTACCATCCGGATTACGGCACTTTGTACCCTTGTATATATGCCTTGTAACTCCATAAACGGTTATATCACCACTTGTAATTACCGGAAGTTCTGGTGCAATATCTCCGGGTATTAAAGCGCATCCTTCAAGCTGTATAAGTGCCTTTTCTGCCGTTAATACTGTCTTACCGCTGTCCTGATAGTTACATAAGCCATCCCATATAACAGGCTTAAGAGGTTCTCCATAGACATTCCTGCCTTCCCGCTCTATCTCAAGGTGTATTTCTGTCTTACACATGCTCTTTAATATTAAACATGGGTACTTCATACTCACACCCCCAGACTTAAACAGCATAAGCCTGTCTGACAAAGTATCTGGTATGTATCACGCTTTACAGCAATTCCATTCTGTACAAGAACATTCCAACTGCTGCCAAACTGCATAGATACTCCATTTAGAGAATAATTCTGTAAGACACAATTAATCATGTCCTCATTCTCATATTCAAAATCAGCCATCTCACAACACACATCTATCAGTATGCCCTGCTGAAACTCTGTCAGATTATTATATCCTCTTGATGTTATTCGATTAAAAGTAAGCGAGTCGATATGCCGGCTCGCCTGTTTTAATCTTCGTTCTATCTGCTCATCCGGGATAAGTCTATGTTCACTAAGGTACTGCTCTTTACTTGCATATACCATAGGCTTACTCTGCAATCTCTTCTGCAGGATCTACATCAACGAATACAGAATCAACCTTACCATCCTTGCCATTAGGGAATACAAATGTATCACTTAACTGGCGATTCTGATAAAGATATCCGTCTCCTTCTGTATGTGCTCCTGGTGCAAAGTAATAGATAGATGAAATCTTAGGTACTGTCTTACATGTCTGGCCACATGCAACAAGTACATTAATCTTGCGTGAGCCCTGAACAGTCTTTTCATAATATGTGGCTATATTAGTCTTTGTAGGCTTTGCCACAACTGTATAAGTGCTGTCGCTCTTAGTGTAGTATGTCTTTCCTTCTGCTACATCTGTATCAGTTGTTGCGGCATACTTTGACTTAAGTGGAGCAAATCCACCTTCTTTAACATCCCAATCGAATCTGTCATAGAATCTTTCATCGTCGACAACTTCCATAAGTGTTACACCATCAATGTCAGTAACACGAGTCTCAATACCAAGACCGCCTTCTGCAATCTGTGTCATTTCAATCTTACGTGTAAATTCCTTTGACATTTCCAACTTATCCATAATGTCTGAAGAAACATACATGATAAGGCTTCCATTTGCCTTATATCTTCTAAGCTTTCCTGCTGCCAGAATAGCTTTAAGCTTAGCAAATACATTCTCTGTTGTGTATTCTGTAGCAGATGTTTCAGAATGGTATAATTCTGTATTCTGTGCAGCCTGTGCGACCTTACTGAAGAATAATGCATCTGTCTCAGGTACAACCTGTGTCTGCTCAAAGATGTGTGAAATATTCTGCATAGACGCTGTCTGATTGGTTTCATCAACATCTGCCTTATCAACCATAAACTGAACATCTCTGTCATGTGTTACAGTGTAAGGAACATCTTTCTGGTTATATTCTCCTGTGTTCCATCCGCCTGATCTTTTATGATTCTTATAACCACTTACACTCATCTGAGTAAAGTGGAATGTCTTTGCATCTAACCATCTGACATTACTTGTAATAAATGGTGATGTAAGAGTGCCCTGCATAAGAATTGCTAATAATTCCGGGCTCCACTGTTCTGCGTAATTCAAATTTGGCATATTATTACCTTTTTAACCTTTCTTAATTGAATCTGTTCCATCTTTTTGTTGGAACATTTACATTGTTACCTGTAGAGGACTGCTGCCCGTTATTCTGCTGTCCCGCACCAATCTGAAAGCCTGCATTGCTTTCCTGTACCGGCTTAAGTGCAGGTACATCTTTGATAACCTGATCAAGTGCAGCCTTGATATTGTCCTCTGATATCTTCCCATCTGTACCCTTTGCCTTACTGAAATCAGCCATCTTAAGCACATATGGAAGTGTCTTGGCGTTAATACCAAGTGTCATTGCTACCTTTGTAGCAGCAAGCTCAATCTGAGCTTGTTCAGCAACCTTCTGTGCTGCTGCCACTTCATTCTGAAGATTAGCATTAGCGTTCTGCTGCTGTTGTGTCTGCTGTTGCTTATTCTGCTTAAATGCCGCAATTGCCTGGCTTATTTCATCCTCTGATAATCCCTGCTGCTGAAAATAGCTTTTAAGCACAGCATTTTCTTTCTTGGCAGTTGCATTATCCAGCATTGCCTGTATCTTGTCATAGTCAATTCCAGCCGCCTGCTGATTATTCTGACCACCCTGCTGTCCTGCCTGTTCATTGTCTCCTCCAGCGCTCTGGCCGCCGTTACCATCTCCGCCCTCAGCGAAGAACTGTAAGTTCATAGGTAATGTCTTTCTCATCACTCTATCTCCTTTCTTCCGTTTACCGCCCGTCGGCATTTTCCTAAAGTTTAGTGCCATTAAGTTTTTGGGCATAAAAATAGCACCCACAGCGTATTGCTATGCGTGCTTATTTCTCATTGTATTATATTGTTCTGTACTATATAATCAATTACAGAGGTGATTGATTATGAAAGATGTTACATTCAAAATACTAAAAATTATGATAAATTCTTCCCTTAGAAGTTCCGAATTATCACGATATACAAATAGCATCGTTACAATTGATTCTCTAATTAGGCGTAGTCTTATTTACCAACAATGTAACAATTATGGAGAACCCTTAGATTGTTTTTTAATTACTGATACTGGCCGTGAATATGTACGCCAGCATATTGAAGAACATCATAAATTCGTTATAAATTTCTTTAGCCAATTTATTAGTGGTTTTCTTGTTGGTATGTTCACCACTGTTATTGCTACTTTGATACTAAACTGGCTTACAGGAATATTTTAATTATCACTATTGTGATACATATTCCTGTGAGCAGTCCTGTTGGATATGCTATATTCTTAATTACCTGTATGGTAATCTCTTTTATTGTATCTTTCATATACTGTCCTTTCTGTTGCACCGGTGCAACTTCGGACTATTCTATTATAATCCAATCTTCTGCAAGCATGTCAGTCTGACTTGCTAACCAAGGGACTACATTCCCCTGTGCAGTTTTCATGGCGATATATGCTCCATACTCTACTAATCCATTCTCATTAACAAGACTTGCTGCAATTTCTGTACAAGGAGCATATGCACCAACTGGAACATAATATAAAAACATTCCCTTACCGTTCCATCCAGCTCTTGCTACTTTCTTACCTTTTTTCAGTGCTTCAATAGCAATTCCAAATGTCATATTATCACATCTTCTATACGCTTCATAAAACTGTTTCTTAGGACACCAACTCTCATATCCATCAGAATATCTTATATGATAACCTTCATCTGCCGGGTTCTCGTCATTTGGTATCTTCCATCCTCTGTATGCATTGTATTCGCCTCTGCTCATTGGCTCTGCTGCCACCACTTTTACTCCAATATAATCCTTCATTTCTAAATCCTCACTTTCTTAAAATTGGGTATAAAAATACCACCAATCTCTCGACTGGTGGCTAATAACTATAATACTCCTGCATCTTTTAATATTCTATCTAATTCTTCTTTCGCAGGCAATGCGTGTTCTTTATTATATGCTTCACATTCTTCTTTTGATAGTGGAACTGGATTAGGTGGCATAGATAATCTATCTAAATACCATTCGTATGCTTCGTCTTCATTTGTCATGGTAACACCTCCACTAAAATACTATCTTCTTGCTTTGATAATATACGCATTTTACAATTTCTGTCAAGTAAAAATTCTCTTTGCTTTGGATATTTACTAATACACTCTATATATGCACCTCTTGAACTCTTTGGAACCAAAAATATCATTTTAAACTTTTTTACTAATGCCGAATGTTGCGAAACTGATGTACTTATAAATTGTTTATCTTCAAAAATATCTCCTACTTGGTATTTTTCATACGGATTAAATTCCATATTTCTATAACATATAATATCATGCTTTAATCTATTTTTTCCTAAAGCCCCAGATATAATATTTGCGTATTGTCTAAGTTTCTTATCTTCTTCTCTATCTCCACGAAGCATTGCATTTAATCTTTCAAAAAATCTATTTGGTTTCTTATCACCTGAATTATATGTATACTTTTTTATTGCATATTTTTCTTTATTTGTAAGATTTTTTATCCATTCTTCAGATTCTTCTCTAAGTATATTAACAGCCTTATCTTGTTGTAATGCCCTAAAATTAGCAAGCGGTCTTTTACTATCTGCATATTGCTTCGAATCAACATTTCCAGTTCTAAATCTTACATTTTCCCACTGTTCCTTTCTAACCGCATACATCTTCTTATTATCCGGATCCAGTGAATACTCCGACAGTCTACCATACTGCTCCGCCATTCTGCCTGCATACTGCTGCTTCTGGTCCTGCCTGTAATCTTCCTTAACCTGCTCAAGCTCTTTCTTGGAAAACTTGCTATCAGGCTCATCATCAAGTTCAG